AGCTAAAAATAATAATGGAATAAATTTTTTCATGGTTTTGATTTAGTAGGGTCAACTTTAATAACTTCTGGTTTGCTTGTAATTAGTTCTATTGGTTGTTTTATTATTATAGTTTGTTGTCCACTTGTGTTTGTATTATTAGTTGCTTCTCCCTCTTTTTTTTTCTTTTTTCCTACCTGTGAAGCATTAACACCAATGTTTAAACCCCCCAAAATACTACCGAGAAGTCCAGCCGCAAAGGTCGAATCCACACGAGGCTGGTCTGGAATCTCTACATTCCATATTTTATTAGGCAATTTTATGTATCCAAGAGACAGCACTAATAGACACCAGACTAAAATAAATCCCTGTGCAAAAGTAGCAACTAAAAAAGTAATTTTTTCTTGATAATCTGGTTTATCATCCTCTTTTTGCTCTTTTTCGGCTATTTTATCTGCCATAATGCACTTTTATTTACAATAATAGAGATAATTATGGATTATAGCAATGCCAGAGATACAAGCCGCATTAATAGGAGCCGCAGTTACAGCATTAGCCATGACTTTATCTAATATGAGCAATAAAAGAGAGAGGGATATAAGAGATATTTATTTTAGACTCAATAAACTAAGTGAAACCGTAAGTCGTTTAGAAGGCAAGATTCAATAATGTTTGGTATGTTTGGACAAGAACACAAAAAACAATGTCAAAATTTCTAATAAATCTTTTCATCAAGTTTGGAAAATCGGAATCTCTACGCAAAGCGGCATTATCGCTTTTGAAAGACTTAGCAGCTAAATCCGATAATGACGTGGACGATGCCATAGTCAAGATGATTGAAGAAAAGCTCTTCCCAGTAAAATGAACAAAGATAAATTTCTCAACATAGAAATTGAACCTGCACCTCCAGAGTTGGAGCTATCAGTTGAAATGAGGTGTCGAGAAATTATGCAGAGTGAAGATTACGATAATATCAAAAGATATTGCACTCATCTTGTTAGACATCAGATGAAACAAGACGTGTTTTTAGCTGGATTGTTAGGAAGATTAGTAGAATTAGAAGCTATGTTAACTATGAAAGAAATAAAAAATATTAAAAAGGAACGTAAAAACAAAACTATTAGTCGGAAGATAAAGAAGTTTTTTCATATTCCTTAATTTCTTTTACACTAAAATCTTTCACTTGTAATTTTGGTATCTTATTAATTTCATAGTTATGTTTGATAATAGCAGTCCTTATATGATCATTGATCCAGTTCCCATCATTTACTGTTAGGTCTGCTCTTGAATCTTTAGTAATATAAATCTTATGATCTACACCACGAAGTTCCACATCAAGTAATAATCTCACTAAATTTTTCTTTCTGTTTTCTTGCAAAAATTTTAATTTTTTGCCAGATGGATGTTCTTCTCGTTTCATTTTCTAACTCATTGATTCGTTTGTTAATAGCATCATATCTAACACAATATTCTTTCATATCTAAATTATTAAACCAGAATTGATTTTGCAGTTCTGCAAGTTGGTGCTGGTAGTTTTCGATTAAGTCTTTATTTTTCATTGAAATTATATTTTTTAATTAGTGCTTCAATAACATCTTTTGGCAAGACATCTATAAGGTCAGGATCAAGCCACCCTTTTGGTGGTAGCTGTACCATCAAGCTAAACATATCTTCTCCTTTTCTTTGCCAACAGACCTCCCATAAGATACCACCGCCAAGCAATATCTCAGTATTTGGTGAAGCAAAGACTTTTATTTCTGTGTCCATAATTCAATGAGTCGTTCTAATTCAGCAATTCTTTTCTTTGCTGCGGCAATCTTTTCGGCTGTTGTCATAAAAAAAAGGGGCAAAATGCCCCTATAACTTAAGCAGGAATCGCTTCAAAGTCTCTACTTCTTACTGGTAATGTGAAATTATCAACATTAATTTCAATCGCTGCTCCAGTGCTTCCATCCCTTCTTTCAAAGGTTTTTAACTTGCCACGACCAACAACAGTAATTTGATTGCCTTTCTTTACATAGTTTGCAATCACATCACCACGATTACCCCATACAGCACAATCAAACTGTGTCGTAGTGTCTTGATCATTTGTAAGCAAGGTAAAGCTGGTTACTTTTGTTCCTTTTGCAGTTTCTTTCTGTACTGGATCTGAGGCTAGATTGCCAACGGCTGTTACGTTTAACATAATAATTTTTTTAAATAGGGTTGTTTGGTTTGTTCTGCCAGTCCTCAATATCTTCTCGGTTATATCGAATAGTATTGTTTAAAATGACAGTCCATTTAGGGCCACTAGGATGACCTCTGCGTGTTTTGGTTCTCCAAAGCCGCACAGTTTGAGGTTTCACGCCAAGCTCTTCAGCTAATTGATCTGAGGTTATAAGTTCATTGCTCATGAATCCTCCTTCTCTAAAATAAGAGTTAATAAATCATCCCTTTGATTTTCACTAATAGCTTTAGTTTCATATCGTTTTGAAATATTCGTTTTTAATAAACCAAGCTTATCTTTGTTAGCAGGCTTATTAATGAAGGCTTCACATTCACGAATAAACTTATCACTTTCAGATCTTTCTATCGGTTTATTGCTTGAGGTTGTAGCTGGTTTGCTGTCCTCAGTTTTTAACCATGCCTTATCTTTATCGTATAAAGAAAGGCCAAAAGAATCTCCAAATTGCATTAAGGCACGTTTTCTAGCATCACTTTCAGCCTCTTTAATTGCTGATTCATGCTTATCACCAACACCACCCATACGGCCATGTCCTGCACCTGTTCCTTCTCTTACAACATCTCCAACAGTAATTCGTACCTTTGCAATATAAGAAACACACTTCGGATCTTCAAAGACTAAAGATGTTTCTATTGTTTCAGATGACCAGCCATCAAAACCAAAGATGCGGTTTGCTTCTTGTATAACGTGCCAGCTTTCAACATAAGCTAATTGCTGACCACCTCCACCACTACGGAAAGAGACATTTTTTTTGTTAATTTTTTGATTTAACAGTTTTTTCTGTTCTTCATTAAAACTCATTTTTCTAAAGGGGTTGTAAATGCCCATCGGGGCAGGGATAAAGATTGAACACCTGTTTGACACCAGCTTGGCCAATCATCAAGCAGGCGACATTCGGCAATTTTATCTAATGCACTTCTACTTAAGTTTTGACCCTCTTGCAACGCATCTTGATCAAGTTCCCATAAACCGACATCAAATGGATATTCAGATTGGACTACAAGAAAGATAAATCTTTTGGCCTGTGGTATCCCATTTAAGTAATGTTTAGCTTGTAAATGATACTTGAAATTTGCTACTGCCTTTGCAAAGTCTCTTGGGTTTGCTCCTGATCTACTGGTCTTTAAGTCAACGATAGTATCCTTGTTTAACCAATCTGGTCTGCATTTACAGGTGATGCCAGAAATGTCATCATCCCACCAGTATGATTTTTCAGCAACACCAAAGCTTAATAACTTTTTTGCATAAGGTTCAGCAAATACAGCGTCACGCATTTTAATGGCATTAGACCAATCTGATTCTGTAACAGCCGTCATGCCTTTTTCTTCAGCTTCTTTTGCCTCCTCTTTACCTTTCTTTGTAGTTCTGGAACTAACGGCAATAAAACGCTTCTCTAGTTCATCAGGTTCTAAAATCGCACAATGAGTCAATGTTCCCAAGAGCATGGCACTTGTTGGTTTATGTTCTGGCCTGTCAGGATTAAGAAAAGAGTTCCAATAAGCTTTAGGGCCATGAGCAACCATTACCTTTTGCATTGATGCTGAAATTGCAGAATCAGCATGGTAGTTTTCGTTTGATATTTGGGTTGATCCTGTTGTCATGGTCTGTATCCCTCAGAGTGTGGGCCGTATTGCATATAGATCCGAGGCCATGTTCTTAAAATTAAAGTCTTATCATCAGGCATAGCCACAAGACCAGCCTGTGCTAAACGCTTTAGAAAAGGACTTGCAGTTGGTGAATCAATAACAGAGGCAAATGTATTAAAGATTTCTTTATCGGTCATAGTTAAAATTAGATTGCCGAGGTCGGAGCGTTCAGGGGTTGGTCGCTTCTTCCTCGGTTTTTTATCGAAGCGTAGCCCAAGTTCATATTCATTAATCATGTTAAAAATTTTTTCTGTTTAAGGTGCTGTTGTAATGCTCTAATGGAAAATCAATAACATTTTTATAATTATCATTTTCTATATATCTGTTCATTTGGTAATGATCATTAAATTCAAAAGTATATTTATCACCAGTTTGTTTTTTTATGTTTTGGCATTTTTGTTTTACTGCTCTTTCAAAATCAGTTGGATTCCATGCGTCTTTACCATTATTTAATTGAATACTGCCAATTTTTGCATGAAATAAAAACTTATTAGTTTTTGTTTTTTGATTGAAAGCCATAACCCATAATTCAGTTGGGTTATATGGAAAATTGTAATACATCATTTTCTAGTAAGCTCCTTACACGCAGATTCAATATTAAACGTGTGGCAATCTATAGAAGTAGAGGTTCTAAGTGAATCTGAGACTGCGAAGAAGCTAATGCCGAAGATGCAGAGGGCGAGAAATGCGTGTTTCATGGGGTTGGTTTCAGGGGTAAATTAATAATAACTAATGGTCAACAGTTGTCAACTTTTCAAAACCCCACCAGTCGAGGTGGGGCTGATAGGTTTAGCCTTTGCGGACTAAATATTTGAAGTCGTCCCTAGTGTTGCAGTCAAGACCAAAGACTTCTCTTACTGCTGGCTCATTGTTTAGCCATTTTTGGATCTTTGTTTTGTACATTTTGAACTCATTAAGATCTTCTGTGACCCATCTTTTGTAGTTCTCAAGATCAAACTTAGCGTCATACCAGCCATATCTCTTGTTGAAGTCTTGTTCAGCTTTTTTGATACCATCTTCAGTAAGCATCTTCTCATGCTTTTTGATACTTTTGTCAGCCCATCTGTTGATTTGGTCTGGAAGAACTCTGAATCTGTCCCACTTAGCCTCATTTTTAGCAACCAACTCAGCTTGCTTTGCATCTTTCTTTGCTTGAATTTCAGCTTCAGTAGCTCTTTGAAGAACAGTCTTACCTTCCTGCCTAGCTCCTCTTCTGTCACTTCTGAACTGAACATACTGTGTAAGATAGCCGTTTGCTGAGTTAGCTCCGTAGCGGTAGTTCCAGATCATTTTGGTGTAAATTTTAAACTCTTCACCTTTATCAGTAGTGCCAACTACAAAGCCCTCGATAAAGTAACCATTACCAAGTGCAAGATTGATGTCAGTGATCTTGTCAGTTACTGCAAGGTGACCGTTGATTCTGCTTTCTAAAAGACCAACACTGTGTCTTGTTTGAGCCTTTGCATTTTCTTTGCAAGCTTCATAGTTTACTGTGCAGTTCTTTGGTCTGTAGTAATCAGTGTAAGCCTCGTCCCACTCATGGTCTGGTTCAGTTTGGAAGAACTCAATGTTTAGTAAACCACCAACGTGCTTGTGCCAGTTGACCTTTTTCTCAACTTCTTTTGCCTCACCTCTGATCCATTTAGTCACCATGTAGAAGTGATACTTCTCACCTTTTTGCTCTCTGGCTGCCCAGTCACCATTCCATTCTGCGGCTCTTAGCTCAACAGCAGATTCAAGTTTTTCATATATCTCTTGCTCTAAGTGGTTTGCAAGTTCTGTTGAAAGTTTAAAAGTCATTGTGTTAGTGGGGTTGCTATACCTCTATTATATACACAAGTGTCAACAACTGTCAACAGATAATATTGTTTTTATTAATTGGCAAAAAAAAGAGCCTTGTTTAGCTCTTTGGTAATTTGTAAGTTCTGTAAACTAACCACTTAGTTCCTCTGACTTCCCATCTGCTGAAATGGTTGATGTCTGTGTTTGCTGCAATTAACGCATCTGCGTATCTTGTAGCTAACTCACCACCGTAACCGCCGTTGATGAATCTGAGTGTGATGTCCTGTTTTGTAAACCACTTGCCGCAATCCATAGCGGTGAATATGCCTTGAATAACTTTTTTTGCTCTTGGTCTTGTGAAGTTCATTTAATTAATAGGGTTGTTATACCTACATTATAAACATATTTGTCAACAACTGTCAACAATTAACAATTACTGTTAATGTAATCCCAAATTTCTCCTTCCACCACACCATAAAATTTTTCTATATGTTTAATTAGTTCGCTGTTGTTAAGAGGTAACATTAATGCTTTTCTTTCCTCAACTGTCTCTGTGTAGACAGTAGGCTCATTAAGTTTCCAATCTTCAAACCAGCCAAGAGCCATATCAATTATGGCTTCTCGTTTTTCTTTTGTAAAAGCAATGTTAGTTTTTTTCATTTGAGGGGTTGTCTCTATACCTTTAATTATAGTCTATGTGTCAACAACTGTCAACAAGGTTTCATTACTTGTACATCAAATCCTTTTTCCTTAAGTTCATCAATTCTATATTTCTGCACTTCACTTAACCTTCCCTTTGGCCCTTTAACCTCAATGAACTTTACCTCATCTGGTTTCATACAAACAATATCAGGAAGTCCAGCTTTGTTGCACATAATAAGTTTGATCACCGTCCAGCCCTCTTTTTCGTATCTGTCGATTAGCTTCTTCTGATATTGCTGCTCTGTGATCACGATAATGGTTGATCGTATAGTTCTCCTTTGATTGTACTACTTTAAAAACTTTTGGCTCTATACTTTTTTCAGCAAAAATATAATGCACCTTATTACTCCTATCCCTTCCTAAATAACTGGCTCTTTCCCTTCCCTGTAAATAGCTCAACGCAGAATAATCTATACCCAGAAAAACAATATCATCTGCACTACTTAAATTGACTCCCTCCCTGCTACTTCTGACCTGACCAATAAAAACTTTATCATCATCATTATTAAAAACAACTGGATCTTCAGTAATACGATCACCAAAAACTTTTTTCAGCATTTTTTCTTCTGCCTTATAACAATACATAATCGCAGTTTTGCCCTTGAATGTATCTTTTATATATTCAACTTTGCTCTTATCAAAAATTACTGTTCCATGTCTTTCTGTTATTACATGACCATTAAACAACTGCTTTAGTTTGCTCATCACCTTCACCCCAGTATCAGCCAAGACGCTTCTTCCTTTTGATTTTCCTATAACACCTGTTTTAATAATCCTCAAAGCAAGCCTATAAGTTCTTTTAGACATTTTCACTAAATGTACTTTTTCTTCTATTTCTTGACTAAAACCAGCCTCTTTTTGCGTCATATAGACCATAAATGGTTCAATATCCCTTTTAATTACATTTACATAGGCATCTGAATAGTCTTTTACGACAATTCCTGTTCCTACTCTTTTCTCCTTAATCTCCACATAATCACCAGCCCATCTATAAAAACCATTACGGCCATACCTTGAATATTCATTCCAGACATTAGTCAAAGCAAATTGATGATATAACTGTGACCAACTTTCTGGGCTTGGTGTTCCACTCATTAAAATAATTATTCCGTACCTTAATTTCAAAATATTCTGTTGTCTTTGTGATGGCTTTGGAAATGCTCCAACACTATGGGCCTCATCAACAATGACAATATTCCATGATGTACCTTCAAAATTCTTTAACTGCTCAAAATTTGTAACAACAACTTTATCTGTTAAATCCATCAAATCAATGTCTTTTTTTATACTGCTGATTGCTTTCTTTTTTGTAATTATTAAAACCTTATCTGCCTCAATATTTTTTACAACTGATAAAGCAACAAGTGTTTTTCCTGTCCTACATTCACCACTTAAATATCCATGCCCATAATTATTACAAAGCCTTGTAAGTTTTTCGCTGGCTTCTTTTTGATATTCTCTTAATTGAATCATTGACTCTACTAGATTTAGTGGTATCTTACCCTATAGTTACACATAAACAACCCTAGATATGGAACAAGAGCAAACTTTAAAAACAATTAATATTCAGCTTTCACAGGGGCAGATAAAATGGCTTGATGATAATAAAGGTTCTGAATCAAGGTCTTGTTTATTAAGATCTATAGTTTCTGAAAAGATGGAGCAAGCTGCATAAGATGGATATAAAAGAAGAGTTACTAGGCTTGCCAAAGGCATGGGGTTATGTTGCCGTCCAAAATAAAAGACCATATCAAAACGATTGGCAAAATAATCCACTTACACGATCACAACTATTTAAAGAAATATCTGCAAAAAAATCTACAGGTATAGGTGTCTGTTGTGGTACTCCCTCTGGTGGACTTTTATTTCTAGACCATGACGGCCCATCAGCAGCAAAGATATTAGGTGAATGGGGTTTTTCTCTTTCATCTTTACCACCTTCATGGATGGTCACATCAGGTCGGGTTGGTAGATTTCAAATAATTTATCAAGTGCCAGAAAAATATTGGTCAAAAATTAAAACTCGGAAATTCCAGACAGGGGTAAAAGATGAGGATGGTTCTGTTGAACAAATAGAACTACGATGGGATGGTACGCAATCTATAGTTTCTGGTAAACATCCAATAACAGATGGTTACAGGTGGATGGACGGTAGATCACCCAGAGATATTAAACAAATAGCTGAAGCTCCTCTTGCCATAATTGAAAAGATGATGGAGCAGAAAAAAAAGAAAACAAAAACACCACAAATTCAGACATATAATTCAGATTCAGATAAGGCACGTTCATTACTTCAATCAATTAATCCATCACGCTTAGATGATTATGATTCATGGTTAAAAATTGGAATGGCGGCTCATTCTGTTGGCGATGATTCTCTTTTACAGGAATGGGAAGCTTTATCACAAAAAAACAGCAAATATCAATCTGGAGAATGTGAAAAGAAATGGGCTTCATTTAAATCATCTGGTGTCTCATTAGGTACTCTGCAAAAGTTTGCTTCAGAGGATGGTTGGACACCACCACAACGCAGTTTTCCAAATTCAATAAAACCACAGGAAAAATCTACAATTATTCCAACAAAACTTGAGCAGCTTACATCACAGGAATTAATAAATTTTTTACGTAACCTTAAACAGGAAATAAGATTTAATATCTTCTCTCATTCC